AAACAAATGTAGCTATGTCTTTAGGTACAGCTTCTTTAATAACTATATATTTATTTTTTTGGAAGCTCATTATTCTTGCTCCTTTCTTTTGATATTGCTGTTTCAACAACTTTAATATTCCAATGTATAAATCTAAATGGCTCTATCCCTGCATCTACTGCAAACTGATGAGGAACATAACCTGGAAATATAATCATAGTTCCTGGTTTTGGTTTGTAATGTATTTGATTACTTCCTAATGTAATCTTTGCTGCATCTTTCATAAATAGTTTTGTCATTTCTGCGCCAGGTCTTGGATCATGAAATATTGGGTAAGATGTTTTTTCACTACATTTTAAAAAATAAAATCCAGATACATGCTGATTCCAATGCACATGAGTATCATGATGACCACCACCTTTTTCACTAAACTCTTGCACCCAAAATTCTGTAAAGTGTAAACTATGATTTTGTAAATTAAATCCCTGCCAATCTAAAAACTCATAAGATCGTTGTCCTATAAATTGAGCTAATTCTTTAATCTTTGGATCATTAGAAAAACTTTCACTATGATAAGATAAACCAAATGTTCCTATATCTTTTTTC